TTATGGCAATCTTAGAACGTGAGTTCCAGGATCACTTACAGGATAGGAGCCAAGGGTTATATAGGTCACGCTCAACCTGGCACTTACGTCTCACGACGTGCGTGTTATGGGAAAGTTATCTGTCGATAACCTGCGTCCCGTGGTATGTTTACATTAAGAAGGACCATAATTATGATACCCTTAAGGAAACACAGCAATTTTGCTGCAATCCCACATAGACAAATGGTTGCTCGTTTAGAAACGATCCCTTTAGAACATCGCTTGAAAGAAGAGTTTTATGAGCTTTTCCGTAAATGGAGTGACTCATCCGGGCCAGTATGGGCGGTTGAACGCACGAAAGCGCTCCGTGATTGCATTATGCAGTCACGAGCCCATGGGGGTTTGACACACAAGCCTACCTGGGTGGCTACAACGAAAAGTGGTAACCTTCGGGGAACTTATGGATCAATGTACCGCGTGGCGATGGCCTCTTATAAAGGATTCAAGGCTGTTCTCAACCTTCTGCAGTTGTACACTGTATGGAGACAAAGGACGCTTTGTGTTGCCGATTACACTGACATTCAACAAAACGTGCAAGTTGCCCCCGTGGTGACGGGCACAGTTGGTTGTCCAGGAGCAAAAGTGCTACGAAAGTTGCTAGCACTTTGGCGCAGTAAAGGTAACGCCTTTAACGATCAAGTGGGTTTGAAACGCCCACAACGTGTAAAATGCAAACCGTGTACCCCTCTCTCGCAGGTTCTACCTGGGAAAAGGTCACACGTCGCACAGCTTGGGATAGACATGGTTGCCATGCGGCACCATCCTATCTACGCTTCTCATCCAGAGCCGATACGTCAGGCCCTGGGTGGTTATCTTTTGGATAACTCGCCAGGAGCGGAAAAGCGTTGGGAACACAGCGCATTACAAGCTGGCTGGACAGAGGACGAAATTCGAGAATTTCGATCTGTATCTGGGGTTAAACCCGTTGCAGAGGCCAACTCAGTCATGGGCCGAAAGCCAGTGGGCAAAGTTAATTGCACACTGGAACCAGGTCTAAAAGTCCGGTATTTTGCGGCTCCAAACATTGTAATTCAGCGGGCAACCGAGCCTCTTCAAGAGGCGCTTTTACGGTTTCTCACCAGATTACCATGGGATTGCACACTACATCAGCGAAAAGCAGATGCGTCAGTAATTGATGCAATGCGACACGGGAGGACTGTTCACACAGTGGACATGTCTAAGGCGACTGATAACTTCCCTTGGGAGTATCAAAAGGCTGTGTTAAAAGCTGTTTGTAATACACATGATCCAGAAACATCGGATCAGATCGGTCTCATCACTTCACTCGTTGAACAAGG